CTTTTGGTCGACCTGCACCATCCCATCCACCGGGTGGTGAACCTCCATTAGGTCCCAAATCATCTAATTCATGACTTGTTCTTCCCATCGCCATATCTGATGGTGTTCCTGCTGCTTCTCCACTTTTAGCTGGATCATTTCCTTCTTGTTCAATTTGACCTCTACGAAATTTTTGTTTATAATCAAACAGTATTTCATTATCCATTTCTTTAACTTCTTCATCAGTAAAATTAAAAATATTCTTATAAATCCACTCAGAAGAAATTATACCATCACTTAACATAGATGAAGCTAATCCTGTTTTTTCAGTCCACAATGAAAGTTTTTCTTGCTCATAAATTGTAGATGGATTCATTAAGTCCAAATCAAAGTTAATCAATTCTTCATCTTTAAATCCCTGCGCATATAAATGAACAATACCTATTTTCATCAATTCACTAATAGTAATTCTCTGTATACGTTCTATTGTTCTTGCGAACCTAACATCCTCAGCCGCCAATGTAGCTTTTTCTCCTACATTTTCATCAAATCCTAGATATGGTTTTGGAATTCTTAAAGATGCTAACAATTTATTTTTAAGATAATCTATATCGTCAATAGATTCATAAGTTAGCCCTGGTGTGGTATCTATTTGAGTTCCACTATCGCCACCTCTAACTGGTAAGAAAAAATCTTCTGTAATATTTTGCATATTATATTTCAAATTATACTCTCCAGTATTTTTATCAATAACTGGAGCTTTTTTCATTTTATCAATAATTTGATTCATATAATTATCAACTTCTGCTGGTGGAATATTACCTATATCAATCTTAAAAATTCTCTTTTCAGGTGCTCTCATAATTCTATGAATTAACATAGCATCTTCCATAAGACTTAACTGTTTCCAAGTCTTACGACCACTTTCAATCATTGATTTACCATATGGTAAATAGTTACTATCTGACAATAATCTAAAATGTGCTACTTCATAATTTTCAAATTCATCCAATGTACTAGATATATGTCTTTGTGTACCCTGATCACTTGTACTTCTTTCCAATTTAAATTTTACATATTCTGGATTTTCTGGATCAGTATTTTCTAGCCGAGTAACATCATAAACAGATAAAGGTTCCACATTTGTAATACCATACTTCTCACTAATATCTAATTTTAAAAAGTGATCTCCATATTTACACATATTACGTATCCAAGGCCACAAATTAAATTCTATATTTATTATATCATAATATAAATTATGTAAAATTTTAAAAACTTGATCATTGGGTGTATTAATTTCTAAAACATTTCCATACTCTGATTTCATTGTTGATTCGTCTGCGTAAATGTCAAGTGCACTACCTATAATTGAATCATTATCCATAGACTCGTAATCTCTAAACAATCCAAGTCGTAACGATTTAACCAACTGATTGTCTGAATATCCAGATAATCCGGCGCCACCACCAGTTGTATACATCTTTTGATATCTATCAATTAATCCTCGTTGTGGCATGTATTGTGATTTGCTAGTATCAACTACTTTTAGTTGTCTCCCCCCTATATTTCTAACAACTACGTTAGTTGAAAATAATCTTCTTAATCTAGCTCTTAAACTTGTATCAGCCATTTTTACCTCTTACTTATTAATTAACCAAGTTAAATCTTCTTTTTTGTCCCTAACATCCCAACTCCAATGATCATCTTCTGTATTGGGTGTATATATAGCTTTATCCAAACCTATACTAGAAATAGCTTTCTTTTGTAATTCTATTCCTTCAGATCTTAAACGTAAAGCAGTATCTCGTATCCATAAAGCAATTCCAAAAGATATAACAAGGTCATCATTATACCCCACCATAGCTTCTGCTTTATTGTTGTTATATATAAATACGAATAATTCGTCTATTAGACGTGAAGAAGAAACTTTAACAGATTTCTCTCTAAAAAATTCTTCCAATTTTGCTATAACTAATGGTCTTGTTTTCATTGACATTGTAAATCCAGGAACCATTTGTTTTTCTTGTCCATAAATTTTATTTGTCATTTGTTTTTGTGTATCTACATATTGTAAATCTTTACTCATATAAAATAAATTACCATATTCTCTATCTATTACTTGTTGAATTGCAGCCCATCCAATTGATGCATTTTCAATTACCAGTAATGCATTATTATATTCTGTCGCCACGTTAACTAATAAATTACCAAAATCTCTTGTTGATAACTTACCTTTATATTCAGCTACTTGTTTACAATCTTCTACTTCCATAACATGAAATGCAGAATAGTCTGTTCCATCTCCTCTACTAACATCAGCACTTACCACATAATCTTTTGTATAATTTGGTGGATCCCATATCCAAATATTACTATCTACTCCCCGTCTTTCAATTGGATCTTTAATTTGCGTCATTTTATATTCTTCCAATATACGTCCATCTATTACCATCTGACCTGAAGTTACAAAGTCACAATCACATTCTTGAGCTGCCATTGAAGGACCTAATAATTTATCTTGATGATCTCTCCATTCTTGATCTCTATCTGGATGTACTGACCAATGTAATTTTAAAATATTCCATTCATTTAAACCATCTTCAGCATCCATCCAAGTTCTATGAAACCAATTTCCCACACCATTAGGTGTAGATAGTGCAATACATCTTCCACCCAACGCTAGTGTTTGTGATGCTGCAGTCCATATTGTATCTATTCTAGGAATAAATGCAGCTTCATCTAAAATTAATAATGAGAGTGCTTCTGATCTGCCAGCCTCTTCAGAACTTGCAACTGCTTTTATTTGAGAACCATTTTTATATCTAAGTGATAACTTATTATCTTCAACACATTTTTGTTTTAACCAAGTTGGTAAACTAGCATGCATCACTCTAACTTTAGTCACCAAATTTTTAGCTACATCTTGCTTTGTTGCAATAACCAATATATTCTTATCATCATAAAATGTCATCATCCACAATGCATATCCCGCTGTAAGTGTTGATATACCTAACTGACGGGCTTTTAGAAGAACATTATAATCTTTATTAACAAATTCTCTTAAAGTTTTTTCTTGATAATCATATAAATCAAATTTTATTTTACCTTTTTGTGGATGTTGTATATAACAATATGCCCTTAAAAAATGTGCAGGATCTTCTGCACACTTCTTAAATTCTTGACGAATAGCTTCCTTTAATTGTTTTTTATCAGTAGGCATTATTAAAAAATGTTAGTTATAGAGTGTATAAAATCTGTTAAACCATATGACAATATAGCGCCATATGTAAAATATAACCATTTATTTTCATACCAAGATGGTTTAACCAACTTAGTTTTTTCTTCAAGTAACTTTTTATCTTTTTCTAAAATATTTATTTTTTCATCTTGTGAGGAAATTGTAGTACTGTCTTGTATAATTGTTTCCTTATAAGTAAATATCAACTTATTTTGCAGGATTACAATTTTATTTAAACTATCGGCCTTGATCTCCAGTTCTTGTGTCTTTTTAGCAAGCGATACTGCTTCTTCTTCACTAAGAGTTACTTGTCCTAGTAAATTCGAAGAAAAAGATATTGCTAATAATACTATTATCCATTTCATTATCATTTAATATTTCCAACTATCTCAATAATGTTACTACTGTAGAACCACCATTTACCACCTTTTTCAATGCCACGTGATGTACTGTATTAGCTAATACAGGATTAGTAGCCCCTGCTATTGTTAAACTCCCATTAGCTGGAGTTAAAGTATAGTTAGTTCCTGTATGTACCATAAATGCAGTACTAATATTAGACCCCGTAGCTTCAAAAGTTGTACTTGCTGCCACTACTTTAACTACTTCTCCATATGCATTTTGTGTTGGATTAATTGATTTAACTCTACCAACAAATGAACCAAATTTTGCTGTTGCCATTATTTACTCCTATTTTTTTGCAAATTTTCTTAAAAAATCCTCTGCGTCCTTAGAATTTTTTATTTCTTTGCGACTTTTACTGCCCTTTTTAACATTTGCAATTTCTTTTTCTATATTGGCAGCTTTACTTTTTAAGTTTTTAGATCCTTTTTTTGCTGATTTAATCTTCTTATCTACAGATTTAATCTTTTTAGCTGAATCTTTTAATTTTTTATCAATTTTTTTTACTTTTTCACGCTTTATAGCCGATGCTTTACCAGAAATGCCCAAAAGTGATAAAATAAGTGCTATTATCTTACCCATACTCATAATCTACAACTCCCGTTTAATTTTAGTTATATACCTTGCCAATTCTCTTCTATCTAAACCTAAAGCATCAACTATTTTAGCTAATGCAGCAACTTGTTTACGCCGATTTAAATTAGCACCTTTTATAGCACTAACCGCTTTATTTAAAAATCTTTGTGCTTGTGCTGGCAATTTTACATCAAGTTTATCTAATCCATCTTGTTCACCAATTATATTTTTGATCTCTTCCCGTATTAAACGTCTAATTTTTTGTACATCGGACATAAAATTCTCCTATTATATGTAATTCCACACCTATAAATATATAAATATATTAAATTGATTCTTCCAATTTTTTTATATATTCTTCAGCTTCCACAATTTCTTTATTGATATGATCTTTATCTACTTCCCACTGTTCTACATCGAGTGAATATCCATCTGGTTTAACTTGATTAAAAAAAGAAACTGTATCTGGAGCCTTTTTCCATTCCTCAATTGATTGTCTCATTTCTTTAAGATAAGATATTTTATTTTGTCTAACAGTTTCCTTAATATGATTATTTAATTTTCCCTGCACTGCTAATTTATTCTCAAATTCTACCTGACAATCCAAACAATGATTATATCTACGATAATATTGACTATCAATCCTCTTTTTCATTATTCTATCACATTTAGGACAAAACCACGGCGTTCGTGCTTCTTTAAATACATCTGCCCTTTCTGCAGAAACTTTTCGTTCTTCTTTCTCAGTTTCAGTAAGTTCTATTTTATCACCTTCATAACCTACCATTATTTTACTCTCTGGTTCTTTACCATCAAGTATATTTTGTAATGCTTTACTTTGTCTTTCTGCTTCTTTACTATAATTTGCCATAATAACCTCTAAAAGTTTAATAATCCTACTATCTGATTTACTGGCGCAAACG